TGTGTAGCATTTTTCTTTTTAAACAAATTTAGTATTGATTTTTTTGTATTAGCCAATTGAGCTTTACTATCTGCCCAACTCTTTGTTTGATACTCAACTATTTTGTTTTTCTCGTTTGTTAACCAGTTAGTTACTGGATTAGCATTCGCCATTGTCATTGATACTAATATTACTACGATCAATGAAGCAACGAACAATGAAACACTTTTAAAGTTCCACATCATATCTTCCTTCCTGCTGTTTTGATATCCTCTTTTGCAATGACCTGATAAGGTCCTTTGTTGTATGCTGGGGCAACCGTAAATCTTTTACTTGCCTCAATCTTCCAAGAGTTATCTGGTTTAGTACCACCATGACCCACCTTATTAGACAAAGGAATAGATACTCGTTTGGTCGATTCATATGGTACAAATGTATTGATTTTGTATCTACCTTTCTTATCTAATTTTATTCTGCCTTTTGCGTCAACTTTAAAACCTAGTTTACGTAAAAACTTTACGTGTTTAGCAAGTGCAGCTAAATATTCTTTAGTTGGTTTTCTTCTTCGTAATCTACGAATAGCACCACTTGTATTTTTTGTGTATAATAATGCCATTATGTTCCTTGACTCATTAATCCTGTTACAATCATAGGTTCTTTTTTAGACTCTTCGTCTGCCCATGTATCAAACTTTTCAATTTCTTCTTTAAGATCATCTCTAATACATTTAATATCTTCTTTAGCACCAGTATAATCTTTTGTATTTAATTTGTCAAGTGCCATTTCTAACTTGACTAGGTATTCTCTTTCTTTAATAAACATAACTAATATATTTCACCTTTCCTTCTACGTAACCATACTTTTTATTTTTTACTTTTGGGTTTGTAAACATAGTATTTGCGTCACCTGATTTATATCCTACTTTATGTGACAACGTAATATGAGCAGCACCTTTATCGTGTCTTTTTATTTTATTGCCATTTTTATCCCACATATTGTCAACCCACAATGCGTCAATATGGTCGTTTGATCTATAGCCTTTTATAAACACACCCACTTTTTTACCTACAAGTTTAGCGTATTTGTCATAAACTTTTTTGATAGGTTTATATGCAAGTGTAACGTGATCTGAAACAAGCACATCTTTTGTAGCAAGTTTCTTTACAACATTACAACTTTGTTTATCTAATTGTACTGCAAAATATCCGTTCATTATTTACCTAATTTACTTTCGTTTTCTAAATTAATTGCAACATCAACATCTGACTCTTCTTTTAAACTGATCTTTGTTAACTGGTGTGGTTCATCTTCATCAGCCCAAGTGTCAATGTGTATATCTTCAGCCTCTACTGCTTCGTCAAGTGTCTGATTGTAAGTATCAGTATCATATTTTACTTTACCGATAAACTTCGTATCATCTGATTCAGTATAGTTAGCGTCAACCATAAATGTTTCAACACCTTCGTTGGCGTCTGTAATATCTTTTGTAATCTTACTATGTGCGATACCACCGCCATCTAAAAATTTCTGATCGGCCTCGTCTTTGTTGTTTGCCAATACGTCTTGTTCAATACAAAGTGTGTAGTAAGTTTTCTTTCTGTATAAGTTCTTACCTACATCATCTTTGAAATAAAATACATCTGTTTCTACATTTGCCATAGTGTCCTCCTAGTTTAAGTTGTATATGTAATTTGGGTCTTTCTTTTTAGTTTTGTAATTCTTTGTGAAGTCAGGATCAAAATCTTTTCTGAAGCCTTGTCTGCCATTGTACATCTGACCGAAGTCATTGAATAGATTGTCATCACCTGCAGCCGTTTCAGGACCGAACACATCTTCGTATGTTTGGTAGTACTCATCTGGATATACTATCTCAATACCAGTAGCACCTGTGAAATTACTAGCGTCTTCTCTATATGTTTTGTTCATATAGTCTTTGAATTTAAGTAATTGTTTTCTGTAATATTTGATTTTAGATATAGGAACGTTTCTATAAATTGTAGATGAAGACCAGAACGTATCATATTCTGCTTCGGGATCTCTATATTCTCTTTTGTAAACGATATTAAAACTTTTAAAGTATTCTTTTGTCATAGATACACATAATCTAACATAAAATTACGGAATTGTCAAGCGCAAAAAACGTTGATTTTACTGACTTTTTAGGAATAATTATGAGAACAAAACGAGAACATCTATGATTCGTACCCATATTTTGCGATATAATATGAATCTACTATGTCGGTTACTGGATTATTGAGTTTGGTTTGTTCAAATTCTTTAACTAAATCAACACCAGTATCTTTTTTAAACTGCTCATACATCTTTAGCTTATCTGCATTACCCTTGCCAGTAGCATTCTTTTTTATCTGACCTGGTACTATAGATTGAAATCGTTTATTGAGTTTATAGAGTTTATGTTTGAGTGTACCCATATTCTCTGCTAGGTTGAATACAAGTCCTTTTGATCCAAACGAGTAGCCTTCTATAAAAATATTACCAATAGCAGTATCAATAATAGAAAGCGCCCAATCGGATATCTGGTCGTGTCGTTGTTGCTCGGTGGTATAGGGTAGATGTAGTCTGCCATTTATATTACCAAAGTTGCCTTCATATTTCTTTACATTTGTAAGGTAGTATATCTTACAATTCTCAAATTTAAAAGCACCCCTACATACACATATAGCAGGACTGCTTAAACTATAATCAATTCCAATCGTCTTCTTCTTCATCATCTTCAAAGATTGCGTCATCATCATCTATAGAAGTATCAGCACCACAAAATGGACATGTTGTAGGCTCATGGTCTTCATCATCCCACTTGACCCAATAACTTACATCACAATTAGGACAACTTATCTGTACTTTATTTTTATCTTCTTCTTTAGCCATTATAGTTTGAAAGTTTTAAATTGATCTTTTTTAACGTCTTGTTTTACACCACCTATAACATACGATTCTATTTCAGTTTCTTGTGGTGCGTTTTGTAAAGAACGACTATTGAACCAATGTACGGTCCAAGGTAATGGGTTATTAGATGATGAGTGTTCATATCTTTGTTCTAACCCTATCATTCTCATTCTTCTATTTGCTATATATTCAACGTATTGGTGTAATAATTTTTCTGATAAACCTATCATACTACCTTGTGAAAATAAATGTGTAGCCCAACGTTTTTCTTGTTGTACTGCGTCATCAAATATTTTGTAGCATTCTTTTTGTGTATCTTTTATTACCTTATTCATAACCTTATCATTTTCTTTTGTAAGATATGCTTTGATTATTTGTTGTGACATTGCAAGGTGTTGACTTTCATCTCTAGCAATTAATGATAATATTTTAGCAGAGCCTTCCATAAGTTTTAATTCGCCAAAAGCAAATGAACAAGCAAACGATACATAAAATCTTAAACCTTCTAATACGTTTACGGTTACTAATGCAAGCCATAATGCTTTCTTTAACTCATATATATCAACTGATTTAGGATTTAATTGATATTTGTAACCTAAATTAATTAGATTATCATATGCAGCCGTTACTGATTTTGCTCTTTCATCTATCTTTGGATCATCAATGATAGTATCAAATACTTCAGCAGGGTCTGAATACAAGTTTTTAATTATGTATGTGTATGATCTACTATGTATTGTTTCCATAAAATCCCATGCAACTATACAACCCTCTAGTTCAGGATTAGTTACAAATGGTAGAAATGCTAGACAAGGCCCTCTGCCTTGTACACTATCTAACATTGTCTGATACTTTAAATTACTTGTGAATATAAACTTTTGAGCTTCTGATAGTTGAGCATAATCGTTTCTGTCTTTTTGTAAAGATACTTCTTCAGGTCGCCAAAAGAAACCTAATTGTTGTTGACACAATCTATCAAATATAGGATACTTAAATGTATCATATCGTTGTACTGCAAGGTCTTCACCAAAAAACAATGGTTGTTTTGTATTGTCTATACCTGTTTTTTTATTAAATACGGTCTTCATTAAATTGTACACGAGTCACAATTCTCGTCCTCTTCTTTCTTTGTTTCTTCGGGAACATTATCATGGAACCCTATTGGGTGTGTAGGCTCATCCTCATCTTTCTTGCTATCATAAGTGTTTTGATAATAAGAAGTCTTCCACCCTAGTTTATATGTTGTCAACAAATCTTGTGCCATTACTGATACAGGCACTTGACCATCTGTATAGTTTTCAGGATTGTACGACCAGTTACCACTAATCGCTTGGTCAAAATATTTTTGCATTACTGCAACGATATTTATATATCCTTCATTCCCTTTCATGTCCCAAAGTAAAGTATAGAAGTTCTTTAGTTTAGAATATTCAGGTACTATTTGTTTTAGAGGTCCTTTTTTAGACTTTTTAACAGACAAATAATCTCTTGGTGGTTCAATACCATTTGTCGCATTTGAAACTACACTAGAAGATTCACTAGGCATTTGTGCTGACAATGTACTATGTCTTAAACCATGTTCTTTAATTTCTTTTCTTAACCATTCCCAATC